GGAGAAGTAGAAATCGATATACTGCCTCATCTGCCTCATGCAATTGCTATCATCGGTTCAGTACGCGCCGGAAAAAGTCTTTTATGGTCTACACTTTATACAAATCCAAAATTTCCTTATAAAAAGTTGTTTGATGTTAAAATATTAATTAGTGGCACTGCTACAAATGATAAAATGCTAAAAAATATAATAGATGAAGATTTTGATTTTGTTTTTGATAGTTATAGTGATGAACTTCTCTTAGAGATAATCGATATGATTGAGAAGGACCAATCAGATAGTAGATATGTTATTATATTTGAAGATATTATAGGCAGTATTAATATAAAAAGAACGGGCCGCACAGATGCCCTTACTAGTCTAGTAACTAGATATAGACACGTAGGAAATGATAGAATAGAGGGCAAAGTTTCAATTTGTATTATCACACAATATTTTAAATATTTAAATAGTGTTATGAGATTAAACCTTTCAAACTATTTTTTAATGGGTAATAGCAGTGAAGGTGAACTAAAAAAATATAGTGAAGAATTTAGCGTTTTTGGTTCAAGTAGTAAAAAGTTTTTGGAAATATACAAACAAGCAAAAAAAGTTAAATTTGATTTTCTCTATTTAGATATGAAGCAATTAAAAGCATATAGAAATTTCGACACAATAATTTGGTCAGATGATGATGATAAAGAAAATATTAAACCATTAGAAAATATAGAAGAAGAATAATTTTATTTATTTAATTTTTTATATATTATATTTTGTTATATTATATTTAAATTATAATCTAGTTAATAAAAATGAGTTATTTTAGCACATTAAATCAATTTGTTACTAATGCTGAAGCATCGAGAGACCATGCTGAAGAATTTAGCAGAGAGTTAAAAAATGAGAAAGTTAATACTTTTGAAGAAAAAGTTAAAGCACATACAGACGATATTGAAAAATACGGCGCACTAATTCAAGGTGGGGGGTCTACATGGCATATGGGCAGAAAAATATTTCATCATATCAAAATGATGAAAGAAAAAGCAAGAGGAAAAACAACAGCAGAAGAAGAAGCGGAAGAACCAAAAAAACCACCTACAACAACAGAGGACCCCGATTATATGGGTTTAACGAATGAAGAAGCACAAGAACTATTTAAACCAGAAATCCACTCAACAAATACTGCAGAAAATCAAGATAGTGCACTAAATCCTAGTAGTGAAAAACATATAGAACCAGAAAAAGAAGGAGCACCAGAAGGAGAAGAGGCACGAGTTACAAATGAAGCACCAGCAGTAGAAGAAAGCGGAGCAGACCACGCAGAAATGGCCACATCACGTGTTATGGGTGGTCGTGGCATACCACCAAAATCAGGCGTAGATGAGGCACCAGAACCAACACAAGTAAGTGAAACAAATATAGATGAAAAAAGCATAGATGAAGGTCTACAAGCATTTAAAGGCAAATCAGGGCAACTAGGCGCAAAAGCAGAAGAAGGAGGAGACGGAGTAAGTGAGTTAATAGATGGAGGCAGTAATGCTATAAAATCTGGTATAGGTGATACAATCAAACAAGGAGCACAAAAAATAGCAGAAAAAGTAGGAATTAAAACAGGAGAAGATGTAGGAGAGGGTGTAGCCAATGCCGTTTTAGATGCCGTCCCTATTCTAGGTGAAGTCGTAGGAATTGGTACACTTTTCGGTGGTTTGTTTCATTCTATGAATGTTAAGAAAAAAGAAGAAATGAAAGCAAAAGCTATTGATGCTACAACAAGAGGACAGGCACAAGTTTCAGGAGCAATAGACGTTGGGGCGGTTTTATCTCAAGGAGCACAGAGCACTGTTGCAGGTCTAGTTTAATTTTTTTTTATGTTTTTTTTAATTTAATAATATGTTACTAAATTATATATAAACAATATGACTTCTATTACTCTTATTAGTCCTGTTAATAAAGGGTCAAATTTTAATGTTAGATTTAGAGACCCTATAGAAATAAAAGAAAATAGTAAGGTATATTTAAATTATGCTTCTTTTACTAGACTCAATAACGCCAGATTTTCAGGAAATCCTACTTTAAATTTAAAATCTTCTTTTATTATTCCTACTCATCAATTAAATGATACAACTATTTTAAACGATTTAGATTTAACAGCATCTGTTGATACTTTTAGTATTGATGATAATGATTTTATATTATCACCTCAACAAATAGAAACTAGATTAAATAAATCATTAAAAAGTTTATGTATAGATAAATTAAAAGATTATATAACATTTGAAGAAGAATTAGTAACAGAAGATGCACAAACTTTTAAATTAGGTTTAGTTTATGAGAATTTTGGTGAAGTTGATTACGTTGATTTTGTTGATAGCACTAATGGATATGGTCAAGGAACAGGAGGAGATGCTAGAACAAAAACAAGTGCCACTACTGCTGCCGCCTTTTATGATAATTATAGTATAACAACGAATTCTGTTTTTACATTTCAACAAGCACCAAGCAATATTGATTATAATAATGAATTAAAGCGTTTTTCATTCACAACTAACAAGGATTTAGATGATATAACAGGTAAAATTTCAGTAGGTCTTTTTAGTAATGATATGATGGATTTAACAACTGCTTTTGATGGTTGGACTAATAAAACAAGAGGAGGAGCAACAAACAATAATAATTATAGTAATCCTGCTATTTTTAGATCAGGAAATGGGGCACAAATAAAAACAAATGACGCAGATTTCGATACAGTAAAAGGTGCAGGAATACTAGGTTCATTTTTAACTTTAGAAATAGACGGAACAACTGATTTTTTAAATGTTTATCAACCTAGAGGAGATAGTTTAAAATTGCCTTTTGAATGGACGCATTTAAATCAAAATATACAAGTTATGCAACTAATAGAACCTATAGACCTATCACAAACTAATTTAACCTTAACAGAAGCAATAACAACAACTGTTATTTTTTATATGGATATAGAAGAAAACGAACATAAAAAAGAAAGTTTTAAAGTAAATTTTAAAATATTTATGAAAAATAGAACAGATGACGATGAAGACTACGAAGAAGTTTTTAATTCAAAAAATAGAGATGCTTATTATCCAATATCATTTTTTACTGGTTTAGATGTAAATGAAGGTGGATTAAGTCCATTAGAAAAAGCAGCACGGGTAAAAAGCCAATCTCCTTTTGGTTTAATGTTTAGTTCTACAGTGCAAGGTGAAGGCGTTTTAATGAGTTATACACCTTATGATATAGGTAATGTATTAGATAAACCAACTTCTATTCTACTAGATTATAATTTAAATTTTAGTGAAGAATTAGGGCAGGTATTAGATACTAATAAAACTATTGACTTATATCCTAATACTTATTCAGAATTTACAACAGCATTAAGAGTTTTTAGTTATAATGACTTTAGAGCATTATTAAATGGTTTATCCTATGATATATTTTTAAATAATTTACCTATAAAAAACTATAAAAATAAAGAGAAAAGCAGCGATGGAGGATTTATAAAGCAAATAGTTGGAACCTGCCCCCTTCCCTTTAATGATAAAAATACTACTTCTATTAATAGAGGTCGTATTATAGGATTATATGAACCTAATAACCCCGTTAAATTAAGTCTTAATAATCAAGCAATTACCCTTAATAATTTAGACGTTGCTATAAAGACCAGTCACGATGAAAAACCCGCTTTTGAATTAGAAAAAGTTATGATTAATATAGTTATAGAAGAATAATTTATAGAAATATATTTTTAAATGTTATCTAGTTATATAAAATGAAAAATACAGATAAACTAAAAAAGGCAAGAAAAAGAAAAGAAAAGAAAGAAGTAACTAATAAATTTAATCTAAAAGAACAATTAGAGATGAAAAAGCAACAAAAAAAAATGGGTGAATGCCCTTATAATAAGTTGTATCCAGAATTTAAAGATAAAAAGAAAAATAAAAAAAATAATCTAATTTATTAATGCTAGATGCTTTTTAGTTTTTTTATGTTTACTTAAACTACTTCTTTTAACAATACAACCACATTCACATTTTACTTTTTCACTCCACTTCGCGTAATTTTTTTTAAAAGATTTCATATATTGTTCTTTATATTTTTCAGGATTTTGTAACCTCCATTTAATACGATTTTTTGTTAATTGTTGTTTTTTTTCTTCTTTTGTTTGTTGTGCTCTTACCATATTTAAAGTTGGTTTTAATTCTTTTCTTAATCTTTCTTCTTCTTTAATTAATTCTAAAAGACTATCACAACTATAATTTTTAATTAATATCATTTCAAAATTTATCCAACCTCCATTGTCTCTAATATACTTATAAACGGTTCTATTATATCCTTTAGTATCACTATTATTACAAGTTCTTTTATGATTTTTCCTTCGTTGTTTAAAATTAGTAGTAGAACCTATATATATTTCTGTAACATTAGGATTTAAACAACATAACTTATAAATTAACGCTTTAGAATAATCTTTAACCATTTTTGACACCTTTCGACACTATAAATAAATTATACTAGATACATTTTAAACTAATAAAAAACTTTTTATTAAAATAATCTAGTTAAATAAAATAATTAAATTTAAAAAAATAAAATAAAATATAAATACTATTATATAAATTAAACTATAATAAACAATAATTAAAAATGAGTTTAGCAGATATGATGAATTATGAAATTCGTGAAGTCCCTATGCAATCAGAAATTAGGACAGAAGAAGTTGAAACAATGAACCCTGCAACTCCTACCACTAGAGTTTTTAAATTCAAAATTCATAATACAGGTTTTCTTGATAGCACTAGTATGATTAAATTTAATCTTCTTAAAACTGCTACAGCAGATGCGGCACATCGTCTTAGGGTGAATTGCTTCAACGGTATTTTAGGGGCAATTAGAACCGCCACTATGTCTTGTGGTGATTTTATTATATGCGAAACTCACGACTGCAATCAAATAGCAACTTTAAGACATCTTAATAAATCACAAGACCAAAGAAACGACTTTTTCGGACATTATCTTGGTAATTCATTACAAGTTGAAGTAGCAAGCGATAGAGGAGCAGACGACGCAACAAATGGAGCAGATAGAGATAAAGGGCAGTTGAGGGTTACAAATAACTCAGGGGCCAATTTTGGCACTCAAAACAATGCAGGAAATGCTAGACTTTTTTCAAAATCAATTGTAGCAGATAAAGCAAATAGTGATGTTTATGCAATCCCCCTTTATATGTTATTTCCTGCTATTGAAGGTCGACAAATGCCTTTATTTTTATTTCAAGATTACCCTATTATTTTAGAAGTTGAATTTAACGAAGCATCAAAATATATTAACAATATTAAAAGACATCCGACATATGAAGCACTAGACACAGACGTACAAATTAGCGACTGTAAATTAGTAGTCGATTACGTTTTGCCCCCTGCTTCTGTTATTTCAAAATATGTTGCTTCAACTCAAAAAGATGGAGGTTATAGATTTGAATATCCTAAATTTTCACTTGTTAAAAAATCCCTACCTGCTACAGGAGGCAATCGAGTGGAGCAAGAAGTAGAACACAGACTAGGACAAGAAAACAAAGAAATTCATAAAGTATTTCAATTAAAACAATATAATGCTGCTAAAACCACAGCTATGGCGGATAAAGTCCTTCTTTCTCAACGTGTGGACGGGTCAGATACTGAAGAATATAACGTAGAAATAAACGGTCAAGATGTTTATAGAGATGATATTTTTAATGTTGCTTCTCAATATAATGAATTAACAGAATGCCTAGGAGAACCTCTTAAAATCCCTAGAGCAATGTATTTTAATGATTGTAATTCTCAACTTTCACACCTTGCGACATTAGGAAGCGGTCTTAATGTGCAATATAAACCTCTAGGATGTGATTTAACTAATGGCACAGGAGCGATAAACGGAGGAGGTACTATAGTGCAGCAAGGGTCACCGCTTATTTGGAAATATAAAAGAACACCATCTGTAGCAATTGCTAACGTTTGCGTAGATAATACACCAGCAATGACTGTTAATTATCACGTTATGCATTCAGGATTAGCAGTTATTAAAAAATTAGATGTTGGAACTAGTGTGCAAGTTAGACAATAAATTTTTACTAGATTATTTTTTTTTAAGTTTTTATTAATAAATTTATTATATTAATGTTTATTATATAATATAAAAATAATGAGTAAACAAGTTTATGTAGATTGTAATAGGGCGAATTGTGATGATAAAGATAGCGATACTAGCAATATATGGACTTATAAACTTAGTCAAGAATTGCTTTTAAATCCAGGCACACAAGTGAGTATATCACAAAGTTTTATCAATCAAAAAGGAATTAATGGAGCAAGTATAGAAATAGAGAAGGATTTTGAAGAAGAAATGACTTTTTATTTTTATGTTACAGATACACTTCATCCTATACCAAAAAAAAGTGCACAAGCACCTTTATTTCAAAACTGTTTTTTACCTTTCCGATATGAAAAAATGTTAAGTATAACAGCGGATCCTGTAACAGCAGGAGAACTAGCAGGGGCAGATTTGTTTGGTGGTAGTAATACGCCTTTTGTTTTATATAAACCAGTTACAATCAATGGTGTAGTTTTTATAGAACCCGTTGTAGGTCGTAAGATTATAGCTGTAAAAAAGGGTATTTATGGAATTAATCAACTAACAGACCTAATAAACGACCAAATAAACGGCATACGTGATTTAAATGGAAATCACACACAACCATTTGAAGATAGAATGCTAGAAGGAATTTACGCAGGAAATCTGGCAGATGGCGGCAGTGCATTGACTACTTTAATTACACCATATAGCGAATATAACGTTCGTACTAGTGGAAATATTTTAGCAGATGGTATTATCACAGGGTTAACATCAGGGCACGTTTTTATACCAATAGATAGACATAGAGCACTTTTAGAAAGTAATAAAAATTTAGATGATGAACCTAGATTAAATTGGAATTTGTATAATAGTGATGATGCTGTAAAAGGTGGACCGTTTGCAATTTTAGTTGATAATCAAACAGTAGCACCTGCAGGTGATGCAGACGTACTAAATTATAATTTAGGACTAAAAAAATATGCTATAGGCACTACAGAATTTAAAATAGATTATAATAGTGTTAATAATGGATATTCATTAAATCAATTACATCAATCTTATAGAATACCAACTTTAGACAGAAAAAGCAATCAAAATCAAAACGAAGGAGAAACTGCTATTCTTACAAGGTCACCCTCTAGCAACGCTTTAACTAGAGAAGATGCCGCAACACAAACTAAAATATATTCTACATTATCTACTCCTATCTCAAGATATGGAGGGGTTATAGTTCATAATTTTAGTTTTTCAAAAGCAGTTAAAGATAGTAATAGACCAGATACTAGACAGAATAATTCTTATAATACATTTAACGAATTATTTAATAATGATGAAAAAGCAAAAAAAAGTTGGAAAAAAACACTATGGAATAGATTAGGATTTTCATACGAGCAATTAAATGATACTTCACAATTTGAAAGATTTAAATTTTATGATAGAGATTTCGACCCTACATTGCACCTAGGCGGAATAACAACGGATGCTTTAATCGATATCGGTAGTTATAATCAATTATCTTGTAAAACAAACCCTTTTGTTATGGCACATCATAAAACAAATGACACAATGGGTAATTTTAGTTCATATTCTTTTATACCTAGTAATACACCTAAAATAGGAGTAGAAGTAACTTATGCAGATAATAATAACGTTACTTCTTATGATGGTTCGCCTTATTCTTCTTCAACTGTTGTAAATGTTTTAACTAGTGGACGACCATTGATTGCCGCTAATTTACCTGCTTTATCTACTCACGGATATTATTTAATTACTTCTAATTGTGTTCCAAATTATAATGATATTTTAGGTAAAGGCACACCACTACCACTTCTAGGCGTTGTTCCTAAAAGTTCTCTATCAAATCAAGATTTTATAGAAAGCACTAATGATATAATTAATACTATAACTAATCCTATAGTTATTAATAGTATTAAAATAAATATTCTTAATCCAGATCTAACAAATCCTATTCTAGCAGAAAATAGCAGCGTTATAATTAAATTTGAGATACCAGAAGTAGAACCTGCAAAATAAATTATTTTTTTACAGTTTTTTATATTACTAGATTATATTATATATAGATTATTAAAAATAAATATATTATATAGAAACTATTATATATATATTATTATATTTACTATATTTATGTAAAATTAATGAAAAAAAAGCGTTTAGATGTAAA